TGAGATGACAAAAATGGTTGTACTTGAACGCGCAAAAGATCCACCAACGCCCTGGAAGGATATATGCGAGGCGACTGGGTTGTCGCGTGGAAGATTGCAGAAGATAGAACAGAATGGGCTTAACAGATGTGCGCTTTTGCTAAAAGTAAGAGAAGGGCTTAGAGCTCAATAATCCCAGCGTACACGAGGGCGCCCTTTTCTGATTCCAACATGGCAAAATCCTTTTACAGCTCCGTACCCAACTGAGAAAGGCCAATTTTTATCGCACCAATTTTCTACAGCTTTAATGTCTGCGTCTTTGACGTAAAAATCAACGGCTCCAACACCGGGCGCATCGAACAAATGCTCAGACGAACTTGCTCCACCAACTGATTTATTAACGGCGGGCGGTCTAAATCCACTCGTGATAATGATTGCTTTATTCCCAAAAGCAACACGAACACGCTCTAGAAAAGCTGCAAGCTCTGCTGCCGTGTCAACTTGATATTGATGCACAAAACGACGCTCTTCTTGCCAGAGTGCAAATTCACCAAGTTGTACGTGCGCCGTTAAACGAGTTGCGAATGGGCTAGAGGGAGCAACTTTGACTGGGCTTGTAGTGGCTTCATCTTTAATTGTCGTCTGTGTTGACCCAGTGAAAAGATCAACCTCTGCCCTTCTTCTTCTAACAAGTCCCTCCAGAACTTTGCCATCAGCTTTGTTCCAGCGAGGCAACTCTTCGATGACAACTTTTGTCGGGTCTTCTGATGCAAGAATTCGTTTGCGCAATGTTGATTCTTCAACTGCGCCCAATCCAACATTGAATGCCCAACTCACAAGTGCAGCTTGTTGATTGGGTTTCCACTTCTTCATCATCGGGAGCAATGAAAAAAGTCCCGGCGCAAATAGATTGACTACTTCGTTTTCAAGCAGCTCTTCTGCCATTTCCTGTGTGATCTTGTCGCCCATTCGCACTGGGCCGTCGATCATCCGAGTAGCCCCGTACCCGATCGTGGGCACGCCTGCTGAGCACCTGTAAGCCTCCAGGCGGCAACCCTCCCAGGTCTTGATGATCTGCAGCGCAGGAGCCAGCCAAGGCGCAGGGAGCGGCTCCTTAGGTTCGGGCGCAGCTCGAAACATCTCAAGGAATTGCTTGCGCTCATCCTCGTTCAGACGTTCCCACGCCCATCGCCAAGCGGCATCTTGATGCGGCAGTCTGTTGCTCTTGTCAGTGAAACGTGCGGCGTTAAGAAAATCACTCATCGTTGCCTGCGCTGTGTGCGAGCAGCGTTTTTGACTGGGTTGTAAAGCAATGCTAGTGCTTCAATCGTGCTATCGGGAACCGTATCTCTTGTGAATTTCCTTGCAAGATGCGTGATCTCGGATTCGATGACAGCAGGGGGTGCGCCATTGACGATTGCAACAGGTACTGAAATATCAAGTTTTTCGTAAATGACCGGCAATGCCTCTCTGACTGCTTTGTCAAGTGCGAGCTTTAGCAGGATCTTTGCGAGTTGCACGAGAAGGCCCTTCATTGTCTTAAAAAATACCTCGCTTCAGCTTAGTCAGCATTTCGGCTCAGCGAAATCAGCGTTGTCAAAACCGTCATCAAAACCGTAATTGTTTTGTTGTCTGCGTCATTGCAACCGAGCGGCGTTATGTCAATTCGAGCCCCTTGCTCTGTGCCCACGTATTTTGCGTACCAAGGCCAAGCTGTTGGGAGCGTGTAAAAACGACAGGCGCCCCATTGAACAAGTGCCGTTACTGCAATAACAGCGGAAATTGTCATTATTGATCGCTGCAGCCAAGTTGGCATTATTTCCACATGTGACGAGTCTTTAGTTTTAGGTCCTCAACGTTATCTTCGACACGATCAACGCGATCTTCCAATACTGCAACTCTTTGTGAAACCGCTGTCAATCTTTCAAGGATGAGATCAAGTCGCTGGGGAACCGTAAATGCAATAAACCCAATCCCGCATGTTGCCATCAGGATCAGCCCGGCTGCAACTTGCTCTTCTACGCCTTTCCAGCTAAATGGAGTTCGCGACTCATTTGGATCGTCGTCTGCCACCGCTCTAGGGCATTTTCTTGAAGACTAGCGACCCTGCCCCCTCAGCTTCTTCTTGCCACGTCGAGCGGGACGAGAATTTTGACCGTAACCCTGACTTGTCGTTTTTGGGCGACCAGACTGATGGCTAACACTGGCAGTACCAGTTTTTGCTTTTACTGCCATCGCTAGCTACCATTGGGTGACAGGGCTAACGATAGTCGTTTTTCTTGCTTTTGCGCTTTTGGGACTTGCGACGAACAACTAGCTCTCCCTTCTCTTCTCGCACGCTCATGCCAGCATTTTCTGTCTGGCGCTTAAGGGCTGCATACTTTTGTGCCGTTGTCAGCTTTTTTGATTTTTTCATTTCTACAGACGTGTTTTGCGTACAAAGGGTGCGCTGCGCACTGAGCACACCCCGACTGCAGCTTAGACAGCGATCAGGAATTCCAAGGAAGTCCTGCAGCTTTTGATGGATGACGCTGTTCTTCAATTTGAGCAGTTAATGCAGCGTGAATTTCGAGAACTTTTTCATCGCCAAGTTTTTGCAATACCCAGGCGACAACAACATCTTCCTTGAGTTCCGAATAGGGAATGAGTTCCCCTTCTGGACGCTCAAGTCCAAGACTTCCATATGCGCCAGCAGCATAAACGCCATCAGCGCTTTTGCCTTCAACGGTATAATGAACCGTGAAAACATATCCATCGTCTGTTTCGCGCTCCATGTTTGCAACGCGCCAGGTGTAAGTTGTGTCAGTCATGAAAGAGAAAAAGCTTTCATCTGTCATAGTACAGGACTTTTGTATTCCTGCATAGTGCCATCGGGTCTCCGTCTGTGCGCAATGCCAAGCTTTAATCGGCCAAGGTGAGAGCAGGCTTGAATCAATAGCGACTGCCGGTGTAACCGCAGCTTGGGCAATGCACGCTGTACTGCGGCGGCCAACTTGCAAGACAAACTGATGGGTTGGAATCCATCAACTCGTGCTGGCATTCAGGGCAGGAAATCCCGTTGTGGCGAGGCTGAGTGCTTAATTGAAACGCGCTTAGCGCCTGCTGATTGTGTTGATCGAGTGTTTGCATTGCGAATGACTACTGACTTTGCTCACTCTTCATCTGGCCCAGCACTTCCTTCAGCAGGCGATACACCTCTCCGGCATCTTCAATAAATTCACCTTTGTAGTAGAAGCCTTCGTTGGTGAACTTAGCGATTTCATTGATGTCTTTTGTATTAAAGATGATGGAGTTAGGCTCCCACTTGTTTTTGATCTCAAGCTTTTGAGAAGGAGTTGCACTTTTCCATGGTCCATTTCCGTCGAAACGAAAGCGCTCTTCTCCATTTGTGCGAAAGACGAGATCGTTGTCGTAATCTTGTTGGGTCATGGTTTCTGTAAAACTGTGGTCAGGAGCGGGAGATGAAAACTCGCCGCTCCACCACATTACTACATTTAAGTCAGGGCGAGAATAGAGGGGGACTAATCAGCAGGCCATCAGTACACAAGGCACGCAGTAGCTGCCGTCGTCGTAGGTGCAGCTCACGTTGGTGCTGGTGACTTTGGCGATGGTTTTACTGCGAATGATGTCGTCGTCCTGAGGTTTGGCAGTGCCATCACCAGCGGACATGAGCAGATCACCTCGCTCAACAGTTACGCCAGCACCAATACGGATTATGAAGTCACCTGTCATCGCGCAGTAGAAGTCGTTGGTGTAAATGTCGTCGTCATCGTCCCAAGTTTGGAACACACCGGACACGTTCTTGTCACCTTCAACGTCGCTCACCTTCATCCGGTTGAGCTGTTCGTTTTCCTCGTTGCCCCACTCGCACATTTCGTCGATGTTGGAGAGGACGGAACCGCGCAGGATTTCGGTGCGCTCTTGACCGGAAGGAAGTTGAGACCAACGACTTAAGTGAGCACCGTTGTAGGAGACGGTGGTGCCGGAGACAGAAATGGTGCCTTCAGTGATTTGATCTTGCTTAAACTCAACAAGTGTGCCGTCATTGCCGCCTCTATTGAAAGCAGTAACTGGACTTCCGTTACTACGTATATAAAAAAGTCCGGTAGAGATTTGATAATAAAAACCAGTACCAGATGTAATGTCGGCTCCTGGGCTGGTTGACGTGCCGTAAATTAATGATCCCGCGCTGTCAATCCTCATCCGCTCCGTCGGAGAACTCGCCCCATCCGCAGTAGTGGAGAACACTAGGCGGCCTTTATTTTGTCCATCCCCTTCGCCAACAATTGCCCCTAGTGTCTTGATGTCTCCTGCAGAGTTGTTCTTGCTTTGGAATAGTATCCGCGCTCCATAACCATACCACTGTTGGTTAGTGATACTCAGGCCGCCAAGTGAGTCGGCTTGTGAAAGGCTTATTTGTACTGGGTCACTTGTGAGGTTAGTAGACGTGCCCACTAGGAGCCGTCCCGACGTATCAATACGCATCGACTCGCTGCCATCCCGAAGGAACTTCAGCGCAGTTGTACCAATGGTGTTGATGTTTGGATCAGCAGAATCGCTGTCTTGGTTGATCTGAAGCCCCTTGGAACCACGGCTAACTTGGAAGTTTGCCGATCCAGAAGATGGGGATACCTGCAAAGTTGCACTAGGGCTCGTAGTGCCAATCCCTACACGGCCTGATGAGTTAACGCGCAGTGCTTCTGAATTATCGACAGTAATCCTGAAACCACTACCCGCTGCAGCATTAGCGGGATCACATTTCATTGTGACTAGACCGCTAGTGTCTGTAGTTAGCTCGCCATAGGCATCAGTGAGAGCATCGCTCCGCTTAAACCGGAAGGCAGGATCTGTGCTTTGAATGTGTAAAAGAGTACTAGGCGAACTAGTCCCTATGCCTACAAGTCCTGCCGAGGTGATGCGTGCGCGTTCGGTCCCGTTAGTACCAAAAATTAAAGCGTTGGTATCATTGTTAATGATGCTGCGATCACCGCCTGACAAGACAATGTTTCCGCCAAGGTTGAGAGTATTTAAAATGTTAAAACCGCCCCCATAACCGATGTATGCACGCTCGGTACTATTGGTAAAAAACCTTAAATTGCCAGTTCCATCGTTATAACCAATCCGAGTTGCGGTTCCGTTGAAATACAGGTAGGCGTTATCGCTACCATCTTTGCGAATGTTTATCGAATCTTGAACGTCCAGCCTGTAGCCAGGGGTAGATGTTCCTATACCAACAAGCCCAGTGCTGTTGACAAACAGCCTCCCAGACCCACCAGTGCTGATGGCTACGCTGTTTGCCGCAGGTAGATAGACCCCGTTGGTTGGGACGGCGCTGCTAGTGGGGATGAAGCTGGCAGACGTGCTGGTGCCTGTTGTGGTGACGTTCTGACTGCCGAAGTCCGGGCTGATCTTGGTGCCCGCGATTGCGGCACTGGCATTCACATCAGCATTAACGATAGTTCCGTCAAGGATCATCGTCGATGTAACTGTACCAGTATCACCAACAGTTACGACATTGCTACCGCTTTTTGTAAGTGCCCCCGTAACGGCAACGGTGCTATCGAAGGTTGCTGCACCAGTTACGTCTAGTGTTCCTGGGACATCAACATTGCTTGTCCATTCAACGCCAGTGCCAGCGGCGTCAGTCTGCAGCAGTTGACGTGCGGTTCCATCGGCGAGCTTGCTAACTGCAATTTCAGCGCTAGCGCTAATATCTGCATCAACAATTGTCGCATCGGCGATCATCGTTGAGGTAACAGTTCCTGTGTCGCCAGTCGTAACAACAGTACCATTTACGTCAGGCAGCGTGATTGTCTTATCCGAGGCAACAGATGCGGGCGCCTGAAGTGCAATATAGTTCGTGCCATTTGCTGTAACTTCACGGAAGCGCACTTGCTGTTGATTGTCCATCACGAGCGCCCCAGTCATCGTGTCGCCACTTGCGTCCACGAATGTTCCTGTTTCACTGCGCCACGCAGAACCATCCCAGATCTTCAGCACATAAACGCCGCCGGTGGTGTCAAGCCACTGCTCACCCAAGCTGTTCCCGGTAGCGCCGCCGCTGGCCGGGGAGGCATTCGGAGCAGTCGTACCCACATGGACCGGGCCAACCTTGACGAGATTCCCTGCGCTGTCCTTGAAGAACAGGCCAGGGCTCACGGCGTTAGTGTTGACGGCCGGGCGACCATCGGCGAGCGCAGTCGGGTCGGGGCGCTTGTTTGCTGTATTGCTACGAAGAAGCTGCAGGGGATTCGCGTTGGACATTCCTTAACGCCAGAAGGCCGGAAGTTACCCCCGCATATTAATGATCAAGAAAGTTCAAAAAGTTCCGTCATCAAGATCACTTGTCAGCGCAATTGTCCCGCTACTGTTCGGAAGAGAAATTGTATTGTCAGCGGTCGGATCAATAACCGTAAGAACAGTTTCATATGTATCATCTGTCGCCCCCTCGAAAACAATTGTTGCAGCGCTCCCGATTCCGAGATTTCCCGTCATCGTGCCACCACCAGTCACAAGCGCGTCGTAGGCGGCCCATTGCAATCCGGTAGCCGTGCTGCTGTTTGCTTTTAGTACGTAACCATTTGTGCCAACCGCCAGCTTTGCAAGAGTATTCGTCCCCGAGCCAGCAATTAAATCACCTTTTACGTATGTGGTAATTCCGGTCCCACCAACGGTTGCAGCAAGAGTTCCGCTAGTGATATTTGTCGCATTGCGGCATTCACTACTTACTTCTTCAATTGCCGCCTGCACGTTGGTGCTGGAAATTTGACCGGCGGGCGTGAAGGAAACCTGAGTCGCAACCTGTGCAATGTAAGCGTCAGACGACTCAATTCGCACCCAAGCTGTTCCAGTTGAAAGCACAAGGTCCGGCGGAAGCAGTCCAACGGTCGGGGCTGGACTTGTACCAGTTCCAGCGTTGCTAACAATCACAAAGTAGTTTTGGTTGTTTGTGCTTGCGGCTGGTAGTGGATTGCCAACGCTCAACCCAAGCGAGCTTCCCTCATTCGTCACAGAAGCAATTTGATTGGTATTTGCGTCATACGTACCAGCAAAAATAACGGTACCAGCGGTAATACCAACAGGCTGCCAAACGTTGCCGTCCCACATGTAGACGGTTCGCTCTAGCGGGTTCAGATGTAACTGGCCAATGAAATCGGGAGTTGGAAGAGATGACCCAATTTGCGCGGTTGAGTAATCAGCGAGCTTGGCCGCAGTTACACTATCATTTGCAAGCATTGCTGTTGCAAACGTTCCAGTCGTAATTTTGCTGGTATCAAGCGCAGGAACGTCGCTAGCGATTAAAGTCGTACCCGCCGAAACATGACCCTGCGCGTCAACGGTAACTTTTGTATATGTTCCAGCGGTCGTACTGTTGCTATGATTAAGCGTGCCGCTGCTGATACTTAATCCACTACCTGGTAAAATGATTCCCTTGGCGACACTGGTTGCATCTGGTAGATCTGCGGGGACAATTGCGCGGAAGGTGGGCGCAGCGTCAGATCCTGTTGTTGGACCAGCAAAAATGCGATTGGCGGATTGAATGTCAAGAGTTGCCGTAACTGTTGCGCTGTACGCATCTGGGTAGCTAACAGCAAATGTAAGCGGCGTCGAATCCGTAAATGAAATCGTACCGAGAGAAGCCTGTCTCAACCACTGAGTTCCGTCCCATGTATATTCAATCGCAGTAGCAGTATTGATCCACTGCTGACCAACAAATGCACCTGAGCCAGCGGGAACCGATGCGGCAACGATTGCAGCAGAGTTATCCGCAAGCTTTGCAGAAGTAACATTGTCATCGGCAATCTTTGTTGTTGTAACAGCGTTGCTGGCAATCTTTGTTTCTGTGACAGCAGCAGTGCTGATACTGGCAGCGAATGAGCCCGTTCCCGAGCCCGTTACGTCGCCTGTGAGCGTGATTGTCTGATCACCCGTGTTCGTCCCAGACGTGGTGCCGCTATGCGTACCAGAGAAGGTGCCTGACTGCGTGGCAAGGGAGCCCAGGCCCAGCGTGGCGCGTTGAGCAGTAGCGTCGGCGTCATCAAGCAGGGCGCGGCCTGCAGGGGTCAGCGGGATCTCCTCAATCGACCCAGCTCCAGCAGAGGAGCGTCCCAACAGTCGATCAGTAGCGCTGACATTCTGAATTTTGTCGTAAGTGACAGCAGCAGAACCAATTTTTGCATTTGTAACTGCACCAGCGCCAAGAGCACTTGAATCAACAGCTTCAGGCCCAAGCTTTGCGGCAGTGACAGCATCATCTGCAATCTTTGCTGTAGTAACAGCGCCATTGGCGATTTCTGCTGTTTCAACAGCAGAAGATGCGAGTTGAGTCGAAGTGATCGACCCATTTGCGATTTTTGCGCCAGGTACAGAGTTATCAGAAAGATTTAACTTTGCATATGTGATTGTTGCATTGGCGATCTTCCCATCAGTAACAGAAAGATCTCCAAGCTTTGCATTTGTAACCGCCCCTGCGGCAATCTTTCCTTCTGTAACAGCAAGATTTACAATGCTTCCGGTGTCAACTGCATCATCCGCCAGTTCAGAAGACCCAACGGCGTTTGCGGCAATTTGCGATGCAGTAATCGAATCAGACGCAATCTTGACCGCAGTAACAGCGCCATCAGCAATCTTTACTGTTGTAACCGCAGAGTCCCCCAGTTTGCTGGTCTGAACTGCTCCGATGCCAATTTGCGCGTTGGTAATAGAATCTGACGTAATCTTTGCGCCAGGGACCGAACCATCGGCAAGATTGAGTTTGCCATACGTAATCGTGGACGCAGCGATCTTGGCATTTGTTACAGCCAAATCGCCTAGCTTATTTGTAGTAACGACCCCATCTGCTAGCTTGGCTTCAGTGACAGCAAGCGCCTGAATAGATGCAGTATCAACAGCATTGTCTGCCAGCTCTGATGCGCCAATTGCACTGGGCGCAATCTGCGACGCTGTAATGCTATCCGCAGCAATCTTAACAGCAGTGATTGCACCGTCTGCAATCTTTAAAGTGGTGACGCTGCTATCTGCATAAGCCGCCGTGCCAAGCGCCGTTACTTTTGCGGTAGTAACGGCACCATCTGCAAGCTTGCCGGTCGTTATCTGCAGATCTCCGATGCCCGCCGTGGGCATGACGACCTGCTGATAAGCGGTTCCATTGAAAAACTGAATATTGCCAGTCGACGTATTGAAGTATCCTCTGCCCTCAAAATTGTTAGAGGCGGGCGTGATAACAGAAAGAATGACACTGCTGTTGTGTGCCAGTTTGTCAGCTACGATTGCACGCGACTCAATCGCAACTGTCCCAATCTTTGTGACACTATTTTGATCGAGCTTTGATAGGTCAATTTCACCAGCATCTACAAGATCAATGCCGGCGGCAACAAGATCTTTTGCTGTAACTTTTTTAGTTTCTGTTGCAGAAATATCCGCAATGGGTAGCACATCTGTCGCCGAAACCCCAGCTTTGGGCAGTGCTGTTAGCTGAGTAATACGCTGATCTGCCATGGCTTCAGGCGCAGAGGGTCGGCGGGATGTCTAGGTCAAGTGTATCGAGAAAAAACTTTGCAGGTCGCTATGAAAACTTCTAGATATTTTATCGTGAGAACATTTATTACTACGTTAATTTAATCGTCAGTCTCCTGAAGGAGATAATCAAGAGATTGTTCTATAATAACGCGATCATCGTCTTCCGTAAGAATATAAGAAGCGGGCGCGCCAACCAAAAGCTGAATCTCGCCAACTGTAACAAAATCAACCGTGCATCGAATGACATCATCTGTTCCGACTGTTACGCCAGAGCGCGTAATCATCGCCTCCATGCGATAAAAAACAGTTGTTAAATTAATGTCAAGATCTTTGTCTGTTAAATAAAGAAAAAGCTCTACCTCGCTACCAATGTCAACTCGTTGAATAAGCTGAATCAGTAGCAATGAATTTTCTCTATCACCTACGTTTGTATAATTAAAAACACAATCAATGGTACCACTTCCACTAATGATTCCAGCAGAATATTGACGTTTAAATTTGTCGCTAAGCGCTGTTACATCAATTGCCTCTCTTTCTGTATTCAGAGTGTAGCTAGTAATGTCCCCAACTGAATTGTCTTTGGCGTCTCTTACGGAAAACGCAATAGCAAGCGCTGGGTCGGAAAAGCTAGCAAGAGTGTATTCCTGAGAGCGATCATTGTTTACTGCTGGCTCAAATGAAGAGAAAAATCTTAAGCCGCCAACCGCATTGACATTGACATACGCAGAAATACTGCTCTCAACTGCACCGGAAGACCAAGAGGATGGTGAAAAACAGATGAGTCCTCGTGCGTCTGTTGTAGTAATTTCTATTCTATCGCCAGTAAGTAAATTATCTGCCGACGAATCAAAACTAAGCCTATTAAGGCTTGTATTAATATCATTTGGACTTATTTCATCGGTAATAGAAATTAGCGGCGAACGCAATCCACGCCGCAATCGAACAGCGCCATTGCCGCCAAGAAAAACTGTCATTATGCAATTACCTCAACAAAATCGCCGTCCATTGTGAACTGAATTGGCACAACGCTAAGTTCGCCGGTTGTTGCTGAAACTTGAGCGCTAGTAATGTAAGCATAAAAGCTAATGTCGTCAGCAGCATTTCCGCCAACATTTAACTCAAGAAACACACGATCGCTTTCGGATGCAGCGCCAGTTTTCATGATTTTAGACAGCAGCGCCGTAAATTCAGTAAGACTTACGCTTTCACCTCCCTCAAGGCGATAGTACATCAGAGTGGCGCTACCGGTTGCACCCTTGATACCAGGAGTAAAAGTATTTACGGTACTGTTAATGCTATTAGTAGAAAGAAGTTCTACTGTCGTCTCAAGGGACCAGTCTCGAATCTTTGCAACGGGCTTGCCCCCAAATACCAAAGAGCCAGTACGACCAGTGAAAAAAGCCATGACCAGAAGAGTCTCTGCTCAGATTAGCGGATCGAGAAAAGTCCGTCGCTGAAATCAGCAATCAAGCTTTGTCCACTTTCATCGCATGGATGCTCAGTGGCCCGGACGCTAACTTCGCCCTCTTCCTCCATTTGAACTTCAACGATGCGAAACACGCGCTTTGCTTTGACAGCGGTTCCCAAGACAAACAACCAGCCTTCGTACCCGGCAAGAGAGCTTGCAGTATTACTTGAAATTGAAGCGCTGGTGCTAATTACACTCTGACCGCTTTTGTGTAAAAGAACACTGTAGTTGCCATTTGGGACAGTTTGCGTAAGCGGAACATTTAACGCTCCACCGCTTTCAATTCGCCCACTATAAATATTTTGCCATTCTCTTTGCCCGATGTCAACGTAAATATACGCACCTGGGCTAAGCACGCTATCCGTGGGAAAGGTCTGAAATTCAATATTCTTTTTGATATGACGACGCTGTTGGCAAAGTAGTTTGCCATACATAATCGCTTGAGCGCGATTCGTTACATACTGAGAGAGGTCAAATGTTTGACGAATTGCGTTTGCTTCGTTTACATCTCGCAACGAAACGTCAACGCTTGCATTGCGGGGGAAAACACCTTCTTGTTCCGTGCTGCGATAAATAATTGTTGCAATAAGATCTTGAACACTGCTGCCATAATCAACAAACTCTTCTTTATACGAGTCCTCAAGAATATTTCCACTTGTAAACATTGCCGTGATTGGGATCGTGCGAATCATATTTCCTGCATCGTCGCAAGGGACGGCCGGAACAAGAGTCTCCTTGCCGCCAATTCGACCGAACTCCAAAAGGCTGTAGGGTGCCACCTCCGCCCAGAATTGACGCCAAGAAGTGATTTCGGCAATCACGCCATCAAAGAACAGGCCATTGCGCTGACAGAAAAGTTTTGCTTTTGCAAGCGCAACTAAATCAATTCCAGCGATTTGAGCATACTTACCAATACCATTAGTTTTATCTAAGATTGTATCTAGAAAAACTTCTGGCGCATAGCTAGTTGCAACGTTTTCAACGCTACTATACGTTCCATCGCTATAAAGTTCGCGGACGAGTTTTCCCCTTTCAACAAAAACAGACATTGAGCGCAGGTCTTGTACGCCTTGACCACTATAAATATTAAATCCAAGCATTGTCAAATTATTGTAAAGCAATGGATAATTTGTAAATGGTTCTATGCTTTGCTCTGTTACCGCTTTGATTTCAAATTCCGGTCCATTGTCAAAGCTAAAAGATAGCTGCGTGTCAGAGCGCATGGAGAACAATCCCCATTCATCTACCTCGGATGGATTGCGATTAACGCGAGAAAGATAGCCATCGCGCGAGCGCAGCTTTCCTTTAAAGGTAAATTTCCCTCCAGCCAAGCCAATAATCTCTTGATCGGCGCCAACACCTTCCAGATAGGCGTAATCAGCAAAGCCATGACGGCGCATTTCTGCGGCCGTATCGGCAATCGGCTCAAATTTAAACTGCCAATTCCCTCTGTTATCATCAGCAATAAATTTGAGTGAAATAAAATTATCCAGATCTTGCCCTCTGCGCACAACAAAAATGCGCGGCACACGCGACCACTCGCCACCGGTACGTCGATATAAAAGCCAAAAAAATGCAGAACGCATTCTATTTCCGTTGTCACTGTCTTTGTAGTTATCTATTGTGACCTCGCCGTATTGCTTTTGACGCCCTTGAATGCGCTTAAATACGCGAGCCTTTATAGCAAAGTCAACAATACGACACGAAGTAATTGTTTCGTAGCTAGCTTCTTCAATTTTTACTAAACACTTCGTATTAAAGAAATCGTTTTGTTTTTCGGGATTGTCGATAACGCTTTGGTAGTAAGCTCTCTCGCTAATTTTTTCATTTTTTTGATTTCGCCAGTCAGCATTTCTTGTTTCCATTGCGGCTTGGTCTAAGTTGCCAGATTCTGCAGCTCGCTGATAGAGTCCATTCAGAATATCTTTTTCTCTGTCAATAATGTATGCACGCTCTTGCTTAGCAGATCGCGGCTGGCTTCTGTTGTAATCCCAGTCATATAGCTTATCTGCTAGTCCATAGCGCTCCATTCGTCGATCTAAACGCGCCTGCGCTTTTTTAACCTTGTTATTCCAGTCAACTAATTGCGCCTTGAGGGCATTAACGGCTTCTCTTTTTCTTTGTCTAGCATTGCCTGGAGCTAGATCTGCCAGCTCAGCCAGTCCATCGTCAACTTTGTACTGCACATCTCTACGCTGCTGTCTTATATCATCGAGAATTTCAGCAGCCCGCCTAACAGGTCCGTCGACGGCAATGCTGCCATCCAAGATACCTTCCAATTCATCGTCAGTCCATTGCCTATCGGTTAGATCAGCAAGCTGCTGCTTTCGTGCTCGCAATTCTTCTAGCTGTGCATTGGCGGCATCCGCAAAGCCAGGCTTGAATATAGGTTCGTTTAAAGTAAGTAGCCTGTCTAGCTCTGCGATTTCACCATTAAGACGTACAACCTCATTGATGGCTTCTTGTCTATTTTGATTAAAATTAACAGTTCCGTAGTCTTCTTCTGGACAAATACCCGCTTGCACGCATTCAATTGTTATGCCTGCTCCATCTTGCTCTAGCTCTAAATCGTCGAGCGGACCAACAACGCGAAAGTGCGCGCTACCCAACTTGTAGGTACTGGCAAGGTCAAAATTATTTATAAGGGCTCGACGAAGTTCACCAGCGGCCTGTCGAACCTGTCCCTGACCGTCTCTCGGCGGTAAAACGCTGAAACGAATGACCATGCGATGCCCCAAGGGTACAACGTCACGAGAATTGTCCAGTTTGTTCGTAGGCCAGTATCCACCTCTATATTGATCTGCAATTTCGATACCAAACGGTGCAGTCCTCTCTTGCCCAGTCGAAGACCTATCGCAGTAATCTACATTGATTGGAATCGGCGCAGTTATTCCAAACTTTGTCAAAGACGATGGCGAAAAAGCTTGACTAAAGCCATCACTCCTTTGTGAACCGGCCAAGCTGGCACGATAAACGTAAGAATTGCTATTTTCTCCTATGCGTGTCGGATCTGTAATTGCCCCTAGCTTAAGATCACTGAATTGCAAAATGCCATTTTGGCGAAAATATAGCGAATAGCTATGGTTGCTAAATTGTCGTACTGGTGTTTGCCCAAAAGCCGTGCGCTCAAAGGCAATTCCCTGCGGCGCAATGTTGCTCGCGCCGACAACTGCCATCATTTGCATGAATTGGCTGGAGCCAAGACTTTGAACAGCAGACCAGACAAGCGATGTTGCAACACGAACCCCGCCAGTTGTATTTTGATCTACATTGCAATAAACAAGATTGACTGGATCACCATACTTTGCAAGCTCTTGCGCTGAATTAAACCCAAATCTTGGCGCAAATGCCTGATCCCTGCGACGACGCTGATTCTGCTGTGAAGGTAGCTCTGGCTTTGGAGCCAGCAAAGCTGCGCCAACCTGAAACAGAACGCCAATAATCGTCATGACGATGGCAACTGTTTCCCAGTTCTGCGGAGTCGCAAGCTTATCCGCAGGCAGGCGAGTGTGATCAAATTGCGCCTGCGCAAATTCCAAATACTCAGCTTCGCTGATGCCCAACTCTTTGATGAGCTGATGTTCATAGGGCAGCAGACGACGCATCATTTGTGCAAGCGAAAGTAGTGACCGATGCCTGAGGGGATTGGGGCGATTACAACGCCTAGCTTTTCTGTGATGAACAACACGTTGCCATCACTCAATACTGTACCCATGGCGCCACCCATTGAGCCAGGCAGCAGAACAACAGCATGAGGCTCAGGGCCGTCCAGTCGCGTTCCATTTTGCAAAAGCCATTTAACCATTATCCGACGCGGAAAAGTTTCGTCGGTGTAATGCTCAAAGTACCAAGCAAAATCTGGGGTGTGATCGTAATAGCCCAATCGACGGCGAACTTCGGCAAACAGTAGGCAGCAGTCCACCGTTCCAGATCCATCGCCTGGATAGGCGCCCCAGGCTCGCTTGAGGCCGATTAGATCGTTCACCTCAGGTAAAGCTCGCTGTTCAATGGGAGCGGCCCGACAAGATCACGGGTTAACGTGCGAGCAGGAAAACCACTTCCAACGCTGTCAACGGCAGAGCGAAAACGAAGCTCAATTGTTGTTTCGCTATAACTTGCACCAATTCCAATATAGTAATCAGTCATTGGATTTATAATTTGCTCGCTTGCATTCAGCCATGCAGTAACAAATGTTAGCTCACTTAAGCGATTTCCATTTGCTTGTTCTACAAGGCGCAACGCAACTTCAATGTTCGGGAAAAGAATGCGCAGATTTTCATTGTCACCATTCAATGATGCAAGTGCACCCTCTGCTCGAAATGGAGCAAAATCGTAAGATTCGCTTAGATAGCTACTCGATTGCCCAACAAAGTAATTTTGGTAGCGCAGTGTTTGTGTTGCGGTAACGAGCTTGAAATACTGAGCGATGCGAATTTCTGACATTAGTACTCAAGCTCCCCTGTTAAAGTAATTGTCACTGTGCTTCTTCCGTTAAACACGGATTTAATGTCTGGTGGGCCTGAGTACTCCCATTTGATTTGCGTAGGCGCTTGAATTTTGCTTGTTAGATTTGCATCCATACCAACAAATAGTTCAGCGGGAAGAGTAAATCTTTCAAATCCACCTCTTGTATTGTTGTAATGATCAACAAATTGGGCAGTAACGGAATCAGTGATATTGTTGAAGCTTAACTGCAGCTCGTATCCATACGCTCGGTTGCCAAATGCGCGTTTGACAATTGCTCCTGATAGCGCTCGGTAACTTTTTGTCGGGTACTGGCCCGGACGAAAGCTTCGCTCTGCGGGTCTGACGCTAGGAAATTGTGCAGTCATCAGCGGAGTCCCACTCGGCTACGAGTGCCAGGGCTTTGTTGTAGCTTATCAAGTGTCATCGACATTCCTTGACGAGCGCCATCGCGAGCTGCATCACGGCGAGTAGCAGCCATTGCGGCTTCGAGTTGATCGCGGCTGACGTACTCCACGCCTCCAATGTTGGTGGTCTCGAAGGTCATGTTGAGTGAGGGAGTGCCCATGCCGCCACCAGCGCCCGAGTTCATTGCCTCGCGCAGACCGCTGGCTTCGACTCCAAGGCGACCACTAGCTGAGCGGCGCAGGGGCATGATCGCCTCTGGACCGGCCTCACCCATCAGGCCAGTGCGCTGAACGCCACCATCTGCAAACTTAAAGAGAGTCGGCGAAGAAACAACAGAATTCGTAAACATGCCGCCTTTCGCAAAAGCCGCGACTCCATTTGCAAAATAGGCTCCATCTGCAGCGAGTCCGCTAAGCATATCCGAAATGTTTCCGGCGCCGGCATCAATTCCGGTTTTTGTTGCTTGCCCCATTGATCCAGGTAAAGCTGGCTTGCTTGCACCAGCCGCACCGCTGAGCAGCCCCGCAAACATCTTCGCAATACCAATAGCAACATACATGCCGATCATGCGCGTACCTTCTTTGATCAAAATGTTGCCAACATCTTTCAGGAATCCAGCAAATACCTCTTTTGCTGTGGTCGTACCTTCAATTAACCCAGTGATGCCGTTTGCCATTGAACTTGCAATTGCGTCACCAATGCCTTGAGAAACACGAACAGCAAGAGCTTCAAGGTCTTTTAATTCCTCTTCGGCGGTAGAGATAAATTCTTGAATTTTTGCGCCCGGTATCTCTTGGGGCGCAGGGCCCGGACCAGCGGCGGCATCTTTTGCAGCGGCGCCACGAGCCTCTTTCAGTCTCTCAAGATTATCAGCATAATTCTTTAATTCTTGTCCAGCAATTCCACGTGCAACAGCTTCATTGTAGGTGGATTGAGCTATTGCAACCTGAATATCAAGCGACTTAAGTTGTTGAGCAACAAGGCGTTCAAAGTCGGCAATCCTTCGCGCTTCCGCTGGCGCAATTCCCTCAGTCAGAAGACGATGGTAGGTTTGTGCATACTGCTGATCGAATTGTTGCGATTGTCTAAACTGAACAAATGGGTCAACCGCCTCACGCTTTGCCTGCTCTATAGAAATAAATTTATTGAATTGAAGCTGAGCAATTTGCTGGCGAGTAATCGCTTCTTCTAGCTTAAGCTCTGCTTCAAGCGCAACCGATCTTGCTTGAAACAGCCTTGAGGTCTGCTCGTATGTTCCATTTTTTTGCGCAGCGATCAACGCCAATTCTTCCTCAGCTTGAAACTCAGCAATTTTTGTTCGATTTATTTCTTCCGTAAGAGCTAATTTTTTATATAATCCAGCTTCTTCGCCTCTATTGAACTCGGCAGTACGAATAACAATATCAATATTTTTTTGCTTTTGCTGATAAAGCGCTATTTCGGCCTGAAGGCTATTTTGATAAAGTTCTTCCTGTCTGCGAGCAACTTCCTCGTTGATTTGCTTCAACTGAGCAGCAAGTTGAAGATTTGCGCCACGAATCTTTGCAAGATTTTGCTCTTTATTAAAAATTTGCCCAATCCAACTATTTTTGATCTCAAGGAGTTTGTTGTCATACTCTTGAACCGCAACAGCCTTTGCCGCATTTATATAACGAGCTCCATCTTTTTCAAGCGTCAGCCCAGTCAACGAGAGTTGTTTTGACTGAAGCTCAACTTGGGCCTGCAGTTCTTTTGTTACACCTTCAGCTTTCTTTTGGGCATCAAGCTGCTCTGGAGTGAGTCGCGCAGCCGGAGTATTGATATTTGCCTTGGATTCAAATTGACTGTAAAGTTGAGACACCTGCTGTCTCTTTGCAGCTTCATTGAAAATATTTAGGCCTGAAAGTATTCTTTGCTCTTCAGCCTGAAGCGACTTAAGGTCGCTAGGAGACAAGCCGGAAGTAATGTCACGCTGCCTTTCTACTTCTCTTGTGCCACTGTTGATGACAGATATTGCACTGGCGAGCCAACTCAATAGGCCAGCTAATGGCCCAGCGATAGCTGCCTGAAGCTGAAGATTGAATTCAGCCCAAGTCTTACTAAGGCGAGAAGAAGAATCCCCAAGACGCTGGAGGTCTTCAACTCCACTCACTCCAATCTTTTTGATGATTTCAGCTTGAATTACGCCAGCCGCCTCTGTCGCTCTTCCAGCTTCTATTAATTTAGAAATATAGTATTCCTGCTCACGACCAGCAAGCAAACCAGCCTCTTTTAGCTTTTCAAATCCCTCAACCGGATACTTAAGCGCCTTGCCAGCATCTTGCGCTGCTTGATTAAGCGCATCAAATGCAGTGCCAAGCGCAGTGCCAACCAGCGACAAGCCAAAGCCAAGGCCGCCACCAGCGAAGCCACCAGCAAAGCCACCAGCACCACCTCCAATAGCAGCCCCAACGCCCTGCCCAAAGAGCAGCGGGAAGGCGCCACCAATCAAGCCCTCACTCAGGCCGCGAGCCGTCCTGGGGCCAAATTGGCGAGTCAGGAAGCCTGCCTCAGGAGCACGGCGTTCAACCTGTCGATCAAGATTTGCGGCTGTCTCGCGTAGCTGTTTCTCTAAACGGTCGAAACCTTCAGTGGTCGGGTCAAGAATCTTTCTGAATTCTTTCAGCACATTGCTAAGCGCTTCAAGTTCAAGTGTTGTTGCCTTTGTTGGGTCACGCAGTTCTCTTAGGCCGAGAACTGCTCCAGCCCCTTCATCGACGGCCTGAGATAGGCGACGATTAAACTCCTCGGGATCACGAGCAGGGCCGCCACCGCCGGTCGGAGGTACGGGAGGACGACCGCCACTTCCTCCACCAAATCCAAGGGCGCCAGTAACTCGATCAAATAGATTTTCAATGGCGGAACGCACTTGACGCTTGCCTTCAGGCGCAGCAGATTTAATCGGGTCAAGAATTGACCTGGAGATAGCTTCTGCACCTGCCCTTGCATCTGCTTCAATCTGCGCTTGGACGACAGAAGAAACGGCGGCATCTGCCTTGCGCTTGGCTTCGGCGTCAAGCTCAGCGGCTTTTTGAATTGATGCTTCAAACGGTTTTTGTGCTTCAGCTTTTTTCCTTGCTGCTTCTGCAGCGGCTGCGTCTGCCCTGGCGGCGACCTCTTGCGCTCGCGTAAATTCATTATCAACAACAGTTGCGGGGGTCGCAACCGAAGGAGTGGGAAGCTTTGCAGCAGATTGAAGAAGCGTGCCAATTTGCTCTATACCCGCAGCAAGGCCAGAAACATATCGTGCAAGCTCATCGGCACTTACGCCTGCTTCGTTTGCGGCCTTTGCGCCACGCTCAAGATCAGGCGTTAACTCGGCAGGTATTTGATAAAAGTCAGCAAGCGCAGCCCTAGTCTTGTCAAACTCCGGCCCAGCGGAAACGCCACGCGTAGCCATAGCAAACCGTTCATTCTCTTTTCCGCCAAAAAGCTTGTCCAGGTCAACAATTGTTCTGGTCTTGTCAATAAAATCTTCAATTTTTCGCTTAACGTTTTCAAACTGGCCCATCGGGCCTGTGATTTGCGATGCCGCATATTCAGCTATGACACTATTTCTTTCAAGATCTTGGGCGCTAAGCGGCCTTGTGCGCGCCCTTTCCGTAATTGGCCTTCTTATAGCAGATTCAGGAACAATGAACGATTTGCTACCGCTAACTTCTGGAGCGCCAGCTTCGCCCAGTAATTTCGCAACAGCTTCTACAGCAGGAAGCGCGGCCCTCAAGAAATCAACGTAGGTATCAATTTGATTTTTTGCAATTGCAAGCATCACCCTTGATGGACTTGCCATGCCAAGAGCTTTTTTGATTGCGTCAATTCCCGCCTTGCCAAGATTCATCATTGCTTGAGCTACAGCGGGAATCCCGGCCTTGATTCCCGAGGCATAAGTGTCAACAACGTTTTCAGCGACTTGTCCAGCTCCGCCACCAGATGCGCCTTTATTAAACTCGCGTACGATTTGATCAATTGCCTGTGCAGGCGAAGTATCACCAAGAAACGCCTGACGCGCGCCACGAGCTTCTTGAAGGCGCTGAAGTGCCTGCTCAAGACCAGAAGTCGTGACTTCGGCTCCACCACGTCCACCGCCTGCTTGGCCAGCAAGGATGGTTCGTTGAAGTTGAGCAAACTTACCAGCAAGGGAAACCTGAGAAGCTAAAACATCAAGCGTATTCTCTGATATGGTGTAATCTTTTTGCTTCGCAGTATTTAGACTGCTTTGAAGATCGACAAGCTCTCTTGATACATTGGCACCTTTGCTCCTAAGATTAATTAATCCTTGTTCAATAATTGCTCCAGACGCAAGAACGCTTTGCAGGCGCCTTTGGGCGCCAATATCAACAGAAGCTCCTTTTTGTTTAATTATGCCAGCTTCGTTAAAACCAGTCGGAAGCGCAGGGCCACCGCGCATTTTCCAAGCATCAGCAATAGCTTTTTCTTGTGACTTTTGAAAATCGCCTCTCTCCTTGAGTCTTTGATCAAAGTCTTTGAGCGACTTTGCGTTCTTTTTAAGCAGTTTTTCGGCGCCTGACTGAACATCACTCAATCCCGTCAAGTATTCATCTATAGCAGACGCAAGTTCGGTTCTGTTTTCAATGCCGACAAGTCTTTGGGCGGCCTGTTCGGCAAGCCCAGTCGCTTCAGCAATTGCCTTTTCTGATTTTTTTGCAGTTTCTCTATTTTTTAATTTTTGATCAAAATCCTTAAGAAGGCTTGCATCTTTTTTTAGTATTTTTTGCGCACCAGACTGAATGTTGTCTAGACCGCTCAAGTATTGATCTATTGCGGAGGTGAGTTCAACCCTGCCTTGAGCACCAACAAGTCTCTGAGCAGCTTTTCCGGCAAGCCCAGTAGCTTCAGCTATTTCTTTCTCACGTTTTAGTCTTTCCTGCTCTGCCTTTGGACTGCCAGCCATTGTGACAGAGCCAAGAATCGGCGATGATGGAAAGCCGGCTCTTGCTTCCTTAAGTGCCCTTTGCTCTGCTATAGGGCTACCAGGAAAATTTAATCCTCCACGGATGGGAGAACTTGGCGCAATTCTTGCAACTCTTTGTTGTTCTGTGAATTGATCCTTAAGCAGCTTTAATTGATTTTTAAGAGCAGATTCATATTGCTGGGCTTGCTTAAGTTGATTGCTGCCAGCAACTCCTTCAAAGTTGGAAAGAGTCTTTCTTGCCCTATCTGTTTTTAGCCCAAAAGATTCGTATTTTGCTATTTCTTTACTAAAAGAATAAAGCTTACGTTGATTCGCGGTCCTACGATCGGAAATTCTATTTAGCTCATTGTCGTATTCAATAATTCTTCCGAGCTCAGTTGCAATTGCCTGAACGCCAGCGGCGTTTTTTCTATCTTTAAAAAACTTAAAACCATCTTCTATGTCTTTAATTTGAGCAGCAAATTGCTTCTGATTGGCTACACTCGTACGAGATAGCTGCCTTTGTCTTCTTTCGTACAGGTCAACCGCAGCATTGAGCTTGCTTTGCTTTACAATACTTCTCTCTTGCTCTTTAATTTGCTGTTTCGATACAGATACAACTCTTTCCAGCTCATCTGCCTGTTGTCTTACAAATGAAGCGGCGGCCTGAGAGCCTTGAAATTTTTTTTTCGTTTCAAGATCGCCTACAGTTTTATATAAATTATCAATTTTTTTCTGAATACGATTTAACGCAGCCTCGCCCTGGACTACAAGATTAATAATTGCCTCGTAGCTAGCCACGTTGTTCGACCTAGACTTGCTGGCAGTCTACTCAGACACGAAAAAGCCGCCCTGAAGGCGGCTAGCGACGAGTCTCGCGCTTGATCTTTTCGATCTCCTTCTCTTGCCGCTTGCTCTTAATCGAAAAATAGGCGGCCCAAAGAGCAAGCTCTTCGTCTGTCACCCTGTCCTTAAGTTCAAACAGGGTGCAATGCAAGGCTTCTGCAAGAGAAAGCTGAAAGTAAAGTCTATTGTCGGACTCTAACTCTTGCTCAATCGCTTTTAGAATCGGGCTCAGCATCCTCCGAGCCGCGAGGGCGAAGGACGCAAAGAATCAGTTTCTGCAAATCTTCGTCTTCAATTTCCTGCCTTAGAACAGGTGCGTCGCCAGGCTTGAAAAGACGTTCGCCGTTCTCATCAATTGCTTTCCTGAGCAGGAGTTGCATCGCAAAGTCGTTTGCGCTATCCGACTTTGCATCTTTTTGCGCTTTTTCGCGTTCAGCCGCCGTAAGTGGGGTCGCATAAAATACAAACTCGCTACCATCAACAAGTTCTACAACTTGTTTAATCGGCTCAAAGTTTGCTGCTTTACGCAGGCGATCAATTGCCCTCATCGGAGCGGCTGAAGTAGGAGCAGGAGTGGCGGCCATAGAAAAACCGTGGTCAGAGTAAACGATAGAGCAAAATGGCTCTTAACGCAATCAGCGAGAGATCTCTTCAAAATCCATCGAAGCGACAACCTGATCATCTGCCCCATCGGAGGCGACGAGGAGAGTCAATTCATATGCAGTGGAGGTAAACGAGTCGCGCTCTAGTTGAAACTTAAATAATGCTTCCTTGAGAATGTCAACGCTTGCGCCACTTTGGTTTGTTGAGCTAAAAAATCCACTAGCAACAACTCTGCCATTTGCGTACGACGCTCCAGTAATGTTATATTCAACGGAGCTATTGGTTCCAGCGCTAACCCATGCTCCTCCCGTAGTGTCACCAGTTGCGCGCACTTGCCAGTTGAAATTACCAGTTGAAGTTGCAAGCAGTGAAATAGCAGTAAGAATAACAATTCCATCCAAACGAGTTGATTTCAATCGAATCGAAATTACTGGATAGAAGGTGCCAGCGGTTCCAAGCGTGCGAGGCGAGTTGATTGGAATAGAAACTGCTTGCTGCAATCCGCGCAGCTCGTATCCACCCTCAGAAATGACGCTTGAACAAATCTGTTTTAATGTGCTACTGCTTGCAGTTGCTGCAGTATTTTCAATTTCATATCGCAATGG